CAAACTATTTCTACAATGAAAAATATTTTAGCAGAAGCTGAAATAACAGAAAAGTTTGATAGTGAGTTTGCAATCTACGACTTACCAGAATTTTTAAGAGCAGTTGAGTTATTTGAAAAACCTGCTTTAAAATTTAATGGTGGTTCAAATGTTACAATTGCAGATGACAATTCTAAACAAGCAATTAAATATTTCTTTGCTGATAAGTCAGTTATTGTTGCACCAACAAAAGCAATCAATATGCCAGATCAGTATGTATCTTTTACTTTAAAGAAAGATCATTTTGCTAAAGTACAAAGAGCAATTACTACATTAAATTTACCAGATGTTGCTGTTACAGGTGATGGTAAATCTATTAAGTTAACTGCTACTGATAAGAAAAATAAATCATCAAATGATTATTCTATTAATATCGGTGAAACTGATAAGAAGTTTAATGCTTATTTCAAAGCAGAAAACTTAAAGATTATTGGTGATGATTACAATGTAGAAATATCTCAACAAAAGATTTCTCATTTTGTAAACAGAAATAAACCAGTACAATATTGGATAGCATTAGAACCTGATTCGGAGTTTTAATATGTCAGACAAGTATAAACTTGAAGACGGTACTGAATATAAACCTGGTGATACCTTAAAGTTAGAAGAAAGAGAATATCATCAATCAACACATTATATCAATAAACATATTGAGGTAGATGATGTGATTGAAGAATTTGGTAGTCTTCAAAATTTTGAAAAAGGATTGTACTTTAATTGGAATGATTATTCTACTGCTAGTGATGAAGATAAAAAATTAGCAGATGATGTACAAGAATTTGTAAGTCAACTTGATTACGAAAGACACGAAGACACTTGGACAATTAATAAAGGTGGATTTGATGTTGATAGTGAAATCGTACAAGAGTTTACTATGGAAGATAAATAATGAATAAAGTGAGGTTTATATTATGGCAGACTTTTTATGGGTGGAAAAATACCGTCCTAAAACTATTGAAGAATGTATCTTACCTAAAGATACAAAAAAGACATTTACAGAATTTCTAAATAAAAAAGAAATTCCTAATATGTTATTATCAGGTGGTCCTGGTACAGGTAAAACTACTGTTGCACGTGCCTTGTGTGAACAATTAGATGCTGATTATATCATCATCAATGGTTCAGATGAAGGTAGACACATTGATACTTTAAGAAACAAAATCAAAAACTTTGCTTCTACTGTATCGTTCAATACAGAATCAAATCATAAAGTAGTTATCATAGACGAGGCAGACTATATGAATGCTGAATCTGTACAACCTGCTTTACGTAACTTTATAGAAACTTTCCACAAAAATTGTAGATTTATAATGACTTGTAATTATCCTTACAAGTTTATAGAACCATTACGAAGTAGATTAACGCATATAGAGTTTAAGTTAAATGGTCATAAAAAAGAAATGTATTCTGCTTTTGCATTAAGATTAGATAAGATATTAAAATCTGAAAAAGTACAATTTGATAAAAAGGTTTTAGAACAGTTGATTGAAAAATATGAATCAGACTTCAGAAAGACCATTAATGAACTACAAAGATATTCAGTAAATGGTAAGATAGATAGTGGTATCTTTTACAATCAAAAAGAATCAGATTTAAAAGCACTTTACAAGTCATTAAAGGGTAAAGAGTTTGATAATATGAGAAAATGGGTTGTAAACAATTCAAGTGTACAACCAACAGACTTATTCAAGTCTATCTACTCATCACTAAAAGAGTATCTTCAACCAACATCTATACCACAGGCAATACTTTTATTGGCAGGATATCAATATAAATCGGCATTTGTCGCTGACCAAGAGATAAATATGGTCGCTTGCCTAACAGAAATAATGGCAACTTGTAAGTTTAAGTAAGAGGATAGAATGGCGAAAAGAACATTTTTTAGAACATTAATAGTAAAATTAAGAATGTTTTGGGCTGATATTAGAGGTCATCACGGTAAAGTTTGGAATTATGAACCAGGCGATTACTATATGGGTTCTCATAAAGGTCACAGAAAACACGATAAAAGACATTAATAAAAGTTTTATATTATGTATGAATTGAAAGAATATTTAAAAGCGATCAATGAGTCTAAACAAGACTTGATGAATACTGGCGATGAGGCGTGGGCAAAGAAATATCCTGCGTATATAATTAACCGTTGTTTATCTATGTTTTGGGATACTCTTCCTCAAGCAAATGAAATGAATGGTTATCACTTCTTAACCAATAAAGTACAATTTCAATTTCTAATAAATAGTGTAAGAAAGAAAAAAAGATTTGGTGGCCGTTGGCTGAAGCAATCCAAATTGAAAGATTTAGAGTATGTGAAAGAGTATTTTGGTTATGGTAATGAGAAAGCTAGAGAGGCTCTCAACATACTAACAAAACAACAAATTGAAGATATTAAAGAAACCTTGAAAAAAGGTGGGAGAACAAAATGAGTGAAGAAATACAATGGACGCCTGATAGTATGTTAGAGGTCACAATCAAACAACCAGACGATTTCCTAAAAGTTAGAGAAACATTGACACGTATAGGTGTTGCAAGTCGTAAAGATAAAACACTATTTCAATCGTGTCATATATTACACAAACAAGGTAAATACTATATCGTACACTTTAAAGAACTTTTTGCTTTAGATGGCAAGAAAGCAACTTTAGTTGAAAATGATATACAAAGAAGAAACACAATCGCTATTTTACTACAAGACTGGAACTTAATAGATATAGTTAAAAAAGAAGACGCAGAAAACAAAGCGCCTTTAAGTCAGATAAAAGTTTTACCATTTAAAGAAAAAAAAGAATGGAACTTATCTGCTAAATATAACATAGGAAAAAAAGTTACAACTGAAGATAGCGACAATGCAAATACCGAAGTTTAAAGAATTTTTTACAGAGCAAGACGTAGAACGTAAAGATAACCCTATTACGGTTGCTATCATTACAAAAGCAAATCCTAACGTTAAAAAACAAAAGACTGGTGCACCTGCTAAAAAAGAAGGTACAGTACGTCTTATAGAAAAAGCGTGTGAGAAAAAAGGATTTAAATGTATTGTTATCAATACTAAAAATGCTATCATCACAGGTAAAGACGAAGAAAAAAATACATTAACTGTTTACAACTATGACGGTAGAGATAGTGAACATACCTTTGTAGGAAAAGATACAGTTTGTATTACACGTGCTGGTTCAATAGAAGATGAGGCAGGTCTTTCTTTATTATCTGCTTTTCAAAACTCATCATCATTTATGGTTAACACACGATCAGCAATGTTAACGTGTGATAACAAATTAACATCAGCATTACTATTTGAAAAATTTGGTATACCTACACCACGTACAGCGTTTGTATCTAATGAAAAAAACATAGATGACGCAGTAAAATTAGTAGGTAATAAATTTCCTATCATACTTAAAACACTTACAGGTACACAAGGTATCGGTGTAATTAAAATTGAAAGTTACGAAGGTTTAGTATCTACAATTCAATCATTGTGGAAGCACGATGCTGAATTACTAATACAAGAATTTATGCCTACAGCATTTGATGTAAGAACATTTGTAGTAGATAATAAAATATTTGCTAGTACAAAAAGAATACACTCTAGTTATGATTTCAGATCAAATACACATAGAGGTGCTGAGGCAAAACCATATAAATTAAGTGAAGAAGAAAAAGATTTAGTATTAAAAACTGCTAGAGCTTCAAAAGCATATATGGTAGGTGTTGACCATATTGTATTTAAAGGTAAACCTTATATATTAGAAATTAATGGCAGTCCTGGTTCAGGTGCAGACTATGAAGGTTATCAATATAAAGATTACTATGCTGATCCCGAACCTGCTGGTAGAATAGATGGCGAAAAAATGATGTACAATGTAATTGATTGGGTATCAAAAAGAAGTCATTGGGATAGACAGGCAAATTCTGAATGTGGTTGGTTAGAAACAGTTGAATTAAATGATATAGGAAAAGTAAGAGCAAAGTTTGATACAGGTAATGGTTCTCACGCTTGTGCCTTACACGCAGATGAAATATTAGAATACAAAGGCAAAATAATAAAATGGAAATATGATGGTAAGATTTATTCTAAACCTAAAAATGGTGATAGTAAAGTTTACAGATCAAATGCCTCGGATGAACCATCAGAAATTAGACCAACTTGTTTGATGGACATTACATTTAATGGTTTCACGTATAAAGACGTAGAAGTAGGATTAGATCAGCGACCAAGATCAGGTTCAGACTTATTAGTTAATAGAGATTTAATGCGTCAAATGAATGTTAGTGTCAACCCTAATAGAACGTTTGTATTAAGTAAGAGAATGAGACCTATAGAAAAAGAAGGTAAACAAGATAAAGTTGGTTTTGAGAAGAAATAACATTGACATTTAAGTCAAGTTATGATATATTAATATAATAAGGAGAAATATTATGTCAGACGTGAAAATAATGAGACTCTCAACAGGAGAGGATATAATCGCAAAGATTATAGATAAGTCAGTAGAAACAACTAAACTAAAACAACCATTTGTAATTATACCACATCAACAAGGACCAGGTAAACCTGTACAATTGATGATGACTTTGTATAGTCCATATGCTGATAGTGAAGAAATTGAAATTAAAACAGCAAATATAGTTTCTATTGTAAATCCAAAAAGAGAAATACTTGCTTCGTATCAACAAAATACAAGTAGAATAATAACACCGAAAGCAGATTTAATTACAGAAACATCTATACCGACTTTGAAAAAGTGATAACAGTAAACTTTATTAGGACAAACAATGAGAAAGTCCAAGTAAAGGTACCTGTTGGTTGGACTGTAATGGAAGCAGCCAGAGAGGCAAACTTGGAAGAAATACCTGCCACTTGTGGTGGGTGTTGTGCTTGTGGTACTTGCCACGTGTACGTTAATAATGCCTGGGTTGACAAATTAGGCAAAATAGATTATAATACACCTGAACAAGAATTATTAGAATATGAAAATGGTTATAAGAAAGGTGTTAGTAGATTAGGTTGTCAGATAATGCTTACTAAAGAACTTGATAATATAACTTTACATTTGAGGGATGATGAACTTTTATAAATCAGTAATTGAACACCACGGCAAACTTCTAGTACGAGGAGTACACGATGGACAAGAGTATAAAGAAAAGATTGATTATAGTCCAACTCTTTATGCTATCTCTCAACAAGATACAGAATTTAAAACACTTACAGGTCAATGTTTAAAACCAATTAAGTTTGGTAGTATTAAAAAGGCAAGAGATTTTAAACGAAGTTATAATACTGAAAATGCACCTATCTTTGGTATGGATCGTTATCAGTATCAGTATATTGCAGATGAATTTCCTAATGATATACAGTTTTCAAAAGACCATATTAAAATCTTTACACTTGATATAGAGTGTGGTGCTGAAAACGGTTTTCCTGATATACAAAATCCTATTGAAGAACTGTTAGCAATTACAGTTAAAAATCAATCTAACAAACAAATTATTACGTGGGGTACAGGTGAGTTTAAAACTGATAGAACAGATGTAACTTATATAAGATGTAAGTCCGAAAAGTCATTAATTATGGAGTTTATGAAGTTTTGGATGAAGAACTATCCAGATGTAATCACAGGTTGGAATACAAAGTTTTTTGATTTACCTTATCTATGTAATAGAATTAAATTACTTACAGATGAAAAAGT